TGAAGTATCTAAAATGCACCATACTGATACTGAAAGAAAAGAAGTAAGTGGTGAGGTAGTTTCATTACTTGCAGCTACTGATGTCTACAATAAATATAGAAATCTATTACCAAACAAAACAACTATTGCAGACTTATATGTTGCCCCTAACTACCATTACCATCGTTATATAAATTTATTTAAACAGTGGTTTGGAGATAATGCCTTAGAAAAAATCATAGAGGCTTCAATAACCTCATGGTTTAAGGATGAAGATATACCTAACGGAGGTAAAATATGGAAGCATTTTAAAGAGTATTGAAATAATAGGATACTTATGTTCTCCTATTATTTATACAGTTATATATGATTACTTATTTAGTTTATAAAACTATTATTTAAACAAGTTATCTCTAATTTTGCCTTACTATTAATAAGAAGAAGAAATTATGGAAGTTTTAAATGAGGATAATATTATATCAGATTTAGATATAGAGAACTTGTTTATTGACTCTGATTCCAAAGAACCGGAGGAAGATAAAGCAAAGTCACAAGATAATAAAGCTACTGAGAGTCCGAAGGAGGATACAAAATCTACAGAAGATAGTTTTTTAAACAATAACGAAGATTTTAATTTTGAGGATTCAGAGAGCGTAGGTAGTGAAGATGAAAGTCAGGAGAGTACCAATTCTGCGAGTACTTCTAAAAACTTCTTCTCTTCCTTAGCCAATTCATTAAAGCAGGAAGGTATTCTCCCTGACCTTTCAGATGAAGATTTAAAGAATATAAAAGAGTCTAAGGACATCACTAAATTGTTTGATTCTTATATTGCGAGCAAGATGGATGAAAAACAAAAAAGAATTGATGACGCCCTAAACTTAGGTGTGGATGCTTCTGATATTAAAAAGTATGAGAATGCAATATCTTATATAGATTCTATTACAGAGGATAAAATCTCAAATGAAGGTCAGGAGGGTGAGAATTTACGTAAACAGCTTATCTACCAAGATTTTATGAATCGTGGTTATACTAAAGAAAGGGCAATTAAGGAAGTACAGAAGTCGTTTAATGCCGGTACTGATATTGAAGATGCTAAAGATGCTTTAACTTCTAATAGGGACTATTATAAAGAAGGTTATGAAGACCTTATAGAAGAAGCTAAACAAGCTAAAAAGAAGGTACAGGAGGATATTGAACAGCGTACTGAAGCATTTAAAAAGAATGTATTGGAGAGTGATAAGGTGTTTGGAGATATTGTTATAGACACTGCTACAAAAAAAGCAGCTCTGGATGCAGTATTAAAACCACAGTATAAAGACTCTAAAGGCAATATGATTACAGCAGTGCAAAAGTACCAGCAGGAGCATTCTGACGAATTTTTAAAAAATATAGGTATTATCTACGCACTTACTAATGGCTTTACAGACCTTAATAAGATAGTGCAGTCTAAAGTAAAAACAGCTACTAAAAATGCTTACCGTGAACTTGAAAATAAGATTAACAATTCACGTAGAAATTCTGATGGTAATCTTGTATTTACTAGTGGTGTTAGTGATACCGAATCTTCCTTTAATTGGAAGTTGGATGTATAAAATCTTATTAACTTTAAATTATAAAATAATATGGCAAAATTAGGTAAATTTCAGATGCAGGGCTTTTCACATTGGAAAGGTCTTACTCTTGAAAACCATTTGGGCGCAATTTTTCAGACAGCTCCACAAAAGGCATCTAACCTTATGGTTAAGTTGCTAGCTTATTATAGAGGAAAAACCCTTGAAACATTCCTTTCAAAATTTCCAACTAAAGAGTTTGAGGACGACACTGAATATTACTGGGATATTATCGGTAGCACACAAAGAAATATTCCTTTGGTAGAAGCACGAGATGAGGATGGTACTGTTATTACAGCAGCTAGTGCTAATGTCGGTGCTGGCACAGCTCCTTTCTATCTTGTGTTTGGTGAAGATTGGTTTGCTGACGGAGAGTTTATTGTAGGTAATCTTAATGAGCTCTACCAATTCCGTATTCTAGGTAATGCTAGAATGGAAGGTTCAAATGCTGTGTATAAAGTGGAACTTGCAGGAGGTAATAGCACCGGATGCCCTTCTGAAAGATTGCTTGCTGGTGAGAGATTTTCGGTTGAGGCTGCCTATGTAGAAAAAGAGCTTTCTAGAAAAGTAGGTGATGTTCGTTTTGCATCTCCTGTATCTATGAGGAATGAATGGTCTGTAGTTAGAATCCAACATAAAGTTGCAGGTTCTATGCTTAATAAAAAGTTGGCTGTAGGTATTCCTATGGTATCTGAAACAGCTGACCATAAAATGGTGTCAAAGGTGGCAGACAAATGGATGCACAATGTAGAATGGGAAGTAGAGCAGCAGTTCCAAGACTATAAAAATAAAGCACTTGCTTTTGGACGTTCTAACAGGAATGGAAATAATGAATATACTAATGTTGGCAAGTCTGGTGGCGTAATTAAAACTGGTGCTGGAATCTTTGAACAGTCCGAAGTAGCTAATACGATGTTCTATAATAAATTCTCTTTGGGTCTTTTGGAGGATGCCCTGTATGAGCTTTCTGCCGCTAAGTTGGATTTTGGAGATAGATACTTCGTAATTAATACTGGTGAGCGTGGAGCTATCCAGTTTCATAAAGCTGTGCTTACTACGGTATCTGGTTGGACGCAGTTTGTGCTTGATAACTCTTCTTTGAAGGTAGTTGAAAAGACACAGTCAAACCTACATTCCAATGCTTTGAGTGCTGGATATCAGTTTGTTGAATATAAGGCACCTAATGGTGTAAGAATTAAGGTTAATGTAGACCCGTTCTATGATGACCCAGTAAGAAATAAAATTCTTCATCCTGATGGAGGTGTCGCTATGTCTTATAGATATGATATTTGGTATATCGGAACTATGGACCAACCTAATATCTTTAAATGTAAGATTAAGGGTGAAAATGAATTGAGGTCATATCAATGGGGTTTAAGAAATCCATTTACTGGACAGATGGGTAATCCTTATATGTCCTTTGATGAGGATTCCGCAATCATTCATAGAATGGCTACTCTAGGTGCTTGTGTACTTGACCCTACAAGGACAATGTCTATCATTCCTAGTATATTGCAAGGGTAATTAATTAATTAATTAATTTAAGGGGGAGGAGTAAAAAGCCTCCCCTTTTATAATAATATAAAAATAATGGCTAAAATAAAAGAAGAAGTGGATTTGAATGATACTGAAGATTTTAAAATATCTGAAGTAACAACAGTTTCTAAAGAAGAAATTAAAAAACCAAAGGCATATAATGCTTTAGAAGCAATGGCTAAAGTAAGCTGTTTGGTTAAAAAAAGAATTATAGTAAGGCATATACCAAAGACTAATGGTATGGTCAATAACCCCAAACATATATTATATGGAGGCATGGCTGAAAATGCTGTTAGGTATTTTACTATTCCCAGACTTACTTCTGGTATGTATGTCAATGTACTTACTAACACTGAAAAGGAGTTTTTGGAAGAGGTTATGGGTTTGGAGTATAATGCTCTTTCTATCTATAAAAAAGAAAATAATTACTGGGATAACTTTACCGTAAGACTTACTAAGCAGGATAATTATTTAGATTTGTCTAATCCAGATGATTATATAAAATATAAAGTATTGCTTGCAAATACAGATTATATAGCTAAGAGTCTAAAAGACTATGAAGATAGACCAAAGGTAACACACCAGTTTGTGCTTATTGAAGAGGGTGAGGAAACACAGATAGCTAAAAATAGCATGACTTCAACTATGGAATGTTATAAGGTATTTGGAGCTATTGAAAAAGAGTCCCTTAAATTGAGGGTAATATTGGAAGCAGCTTTAGCTAAGCCTATATCCGCAAATACTAAAATAGAATTTTTGCAAACACAGATTAATGATGTGATTCAGACAAACCCAAAGACATTCCTAGCTATAGCCAAAGACCCTCTGTTAGACAGTAAATGTCTATTAAAACAAGGTATTGAGGCAGGACTGATAGCAAATAGGTCTGGATTACTATTTTTGAAGGAAGATAATTCACCTTTATGTGCTGCTGGTGAAGAGTCTACATTAAATGTTGCAGCTAAATATATTAATCTGCCTACTAATCAAAATCTTAAATTTGGATTAGAGGCAAAACTTAAAGGGTAATGACAGCGGTAGAAATGCATCAACAGTTTGAATTGTTATATAACAATATAATATCAAACCAAGCTCCCGGATTGAACTCGTATGAAATAAGCCAATTTCTTACAAAATCTCAATTAGAAAAACTTAAAAACTATTTTAATCCTAAGAGTAATACTCTAAAAGAGGGATTGGATGATTCTAAGAAAAGGCAGTTGGATTTTTCTAATATAATAACTACTGTTGAAGTTTCTAAGCTGTCTAATCCTACAGTATTTTTAGAGGATGTTGATTGGGTATATAAAGTACCCAGCAACACCCTAATGATTTTAAATGAATATCTTACTGTTCCTAATAATAAAGATTATAGGGATTTACATATAACGTCAATAAACTATGATGAATATACTAGAAGGAAACAGAGATATTATCAAAAGCCCCTTAAATATGAATCTTGGAAACTAGTAATAGACCATGCTATCATAGATGACGTGCCTTATGATATTGTAGAACTTATGCCTAATGTTAGTAAAGACTTGGGCTATATATATAAATTAAGGTATCTTAGAATGCCAGTACCAATTATAATTGAAGACCTTTCTTCCTTAGGTCTTACAATAGATGGTGTATCATCTGTTTCTAACTGCGAATTGGATGTAGAAATACATGATGAAATAGTGCAAAGGGCTGTTGAAATGGCTAAGGCTGCTTATATACAGGGAGATTTAAAATCAAGTATTGAAATAGGTAATAGGTCTGAATAATGAGTATAGAAGAATTTAGTACTGAATTTGATGTACTGCTAAATAGCTATCCATTGGATGGAATGGATAAACTTATTTGTGATGAATATGAAAAGTCTGTGTATCTGACGGATGCACAGAGAAATTTAGCTATCTCATATTTTACAAATAATGCTGGAGGTACGTTTGAAAAAACGGAAGAAATAAAAAAATATCTAGTAAGCCTAGTAAAGACTCACACTATAGAGACCTCTACTACTGGGTCTGGTATCTCTCCAGACTCTGTATTTTTTGATTTGCCTTCAGACTATATGTTCATAATATATGAAGCAGCCGTTCTTACAGATGACGCTTTAGGATGTTTGAGTCCATATACCGCTAATATTATACCAATTACACACGATTATTACTATAAATCCAGTAATAATCCCTTTAAAGCTCCTAATTATAGGAGGGTGTTTAGGATAGACTCATATGAATCTAAGGTGGAATTAGTTTCCAAATACCATATTTCTTCTTACTTTTGTAGATATATTAAAAATATGACTCCAATTATATTAACACCGCTGGACGGTGGTTTATCTATAGAAGGTTATACTCAAGCTGCAACTTGCCTTTTACATCCAGCTTTACATAGGGCTATCCTTGAATTAGCTGTGTCTACAGCCTTTGCAGCTAAAGTAAAATTACATCAAGCTACAAAAATACGTTAAGCATCAGGATATCCTGCTGCTATGTCTAATTAAAATATTTAAACAAAATGGCAACATTTTCTCAAAACCAAGTACAGCAACTTTATGTTGTTTCAGCTAACTCTTCTACGGCTATCACTTCAGGTTCTGCTGTAGGTACTGTTAAACCTTGTGCAGATACTGCTAAAAGTCATCTATACTTCTCTTATAGAGGAGAAGGAGGTGTAATGCGTTCTGACCTTATTGATATCTCTAAGATAGTATCGGCTAAAGCTACTTCAGCTGTAAAAATGCAGAGACAGCCTTCTGCACGTAAGATTGTCCTAAATAATGATTTTCTTTCAAGTTCAGCTCCTATTGTTGGACAAGACTATATCCTTGAAATTGCTTTCCGTAATTATATAGGTATGTCTGAAAATGACCAATACTTTAAATTTGGTATGGTTCATTGTGCTTCTGGAGATACGGCTTCTTCTTTTTATATTAAACTGGCTAAATCTTTGGCTGTAAACTTTTCTAGGGAAGTAGGTAAGGTAGTAACCATTTATCTTGAAGATAATACAGGAACTGCTGGTGCTCTAGGTGCTTTAACTGAAGTCACTACTGCTACTACTGTAACTTCTTTGACTGATACCTATGTTGGTATTATTATTGAAGAATATCCACAAGAATGGGTATTGGGCACTTTCTCACAAGTCCCAGTTAATTTTGAACTCATTTCAAAAACCATTACATTTAATGGTGATGATGTAAATTGGGGAGTAGCTACAGATGTCACTGCTAAAATGACTACTGCAAAAATAGGTAATGGAAATAAAGCTGCGGATTTGGAATATTTCTGTATGGGTAATAGGGGAGATATGTATAGAATGGTAGGATTCCCTAAAGTCCTATACACTAAATACCAGATTAACCCATCCTTGCAGTATGATTTTATTGACATTCAATATTATTATTCTGGAGATGCAGAATGTGTACAGAAATCCCCTAAGACTATTACTTTAGTAGCTCCTGCTGGTTCTGCTGGCACTACACATACTATAGCAAATGCGGTTATTGGGGCTATTAATACTGCCTCAGGTTTGAGTATTGCTACTATTTCTTAGGAAATAAGTACTACAGTATTAATTGAGTGTATAATTAATTATGGGGAGGGTTTTATGCTCTCCCCTTTTTCTTATAATATAAATAAATATGGTAATAATATTTGATAAATTAAACGTAGAGACAGACGGTTCTGCTATAAATATAAAATGTCATATAGACAATAAGAGCTATTATAGCAATTTATATATTAGTACACTATCTATAAGCACACAGGAATCAAATCCTACAGAAGATAACCCTGGAATTTTAATATATAATAATATCATTCCCGGTACTCTTAAAGAACTTGATATTACTTTAAGCAAAAATGGCCTTCTTGTGTCCAAAAGTCTGGATGAATATGTATTCTTTATTTATGTAACAGTCACAGGTACTTTCGGTAGTGATGTACCATGTGGACAAGATGACAGGGTTACTTTAGGTATTACCTATAATAAGTATCCTATGTATAAACAGTTAATGACTTTTGTAAAAGAGTTAGGAAATACTTGTAGTGTGCCTACTGAATTCATAGACGATTATTTGAAGTATAAAGCTTTACAGCTATCAGTGGCGACTTCAAATATACCGTTGATAATTGACTATTTTAATGACTGGTATAGGTCTAAACCTATTGATAACCATACTGTAAAATGCTGTAAATGTCATGGTTAAATATCTTTCTACATTACTAAATAAATATTTTAAGATATTAAAATATTTTGGGTATAAAAGATATATTTCCGTTGATAAAATTCTTGTTGTATCTTTTATACAAGAGACTATTGACGAAGATATGTGCTATGTTTCAGATGAAGATAAATTGGATATGCGTAATGCCCTATCTTGCATTTATGGTTCGGAGTGTCTATTCCCTTTTCCTGATAAAAAAGCTGGAAATAGTATTGGATGTAATGGTAAATCTCTCTAAATAAATTAAGTCCTTGCTTAGATATTTATAAACTAATATCTTTGTAAGGACTTAATTATTAATTGTTATGAATACATATAAAGAAATGATTTATATGGTATTGGATGAATTGCATGGCTATTCTGATGACTTTAGTTATACAGAAGACCATGTTGCTTTTTTACTTGATAAGTATAGGGCATTTATTCTAAAAAAAGAATATGCAAATTTAAAAAAAACAATACCAGAATCTAACTACCAGACAGTGTGTTTAGATTTAGAAGAAGTACCAGCTATGGATATAGAATGTTCTGGAGGTTATTATCTAAGAACTAAAAAGAAATTGCCATATATACTTTCTATAAGTACGCCTAGAGTATACCCCATAGATTTTTATCAAGGAAGTATGATGAGTTATGTGTCCAGAGAGAGAATGATGTATGCTAATTGTAGCAAGTATTTGAAAAATATAATATATTGTTCTTTAAATACAGACAATAAATTATATTTTACTTCAGGTAATGCCCAATTCCTGCATCTTAGGTTTGTTAAGATGACTGCTTTATTTGAAACCCCAATAAAGGCGGCTGAATTAAAATGTGAGAGTGATGGTGTATGTGACCCTTTAGATGCAGTGTTTCCTTTAGAAGAAGGATTAATACCCCCTGTGTTGGAATTAACCATTAAAGACCTTGCTGGTGCTATTTATAGGCCTTCTGATGATATAAATAATGCAAATGATGATTTAGATGAACAAACAAAGAAATCACCTAGCAAGTAATTCATATGGAAGCAATGCTTTCTATAGATATATGCTTAAACATAATTTTTTTAACGGTACTAGATTTAGTCAAAAAGAACTTTATTCTATAGTAACTACCTTTAATAGCCTTATATCCGATTATATCATAGGTGGTCATGATTTCAAGATACCATATCTATTAGGTACTATAGGTTTAAGAAAAGTTTATAGAAAGCCCAGAATTGTGGATGGTAAAATTATTATCCATTCTCCAATTGATTGGAAAGCCACTAATGACTATAACAGTAGTCAGGGTCTTGAAGATGGGAAAAAAATAATAGTTAGAAGGCCTTCCGGAGATTACTTTAGGATAGCTTATATAAAAAATAAAGCTATCTATAATAATAAATCTTTTGTTAGGTTTAAAACTTGTAGAAAATTAAAAATAAAAATCAAGGACAATATATTAAATATTGATGCCTTTAATCTATATTAATATGGCAGAACAGATAACTTCCATTAAAACAATAATGTCTAAGCTGTATAGGCATCCATTGTTAAAAGACGTTCCTTTGGAGACAGTAGTTGATTATACTATAGACTTTATGAGATTAATCGGTACTCCTGGAATATTTGAAAATAAAACTACTTTTATTACTATAGTAGATTATAGGGCAGAATTGCCTTGTGACTACTATACTACAATACAAGTTAGGGATTCTTGTACTAAATTGCCTTATAGGTATAGTACAGATTCTTTTCATTTATCCCCTTGTAAGGATATGGCTTCAGAATTGACATATAAAATACAAGGTAATTATATATACACATCCATTAAAGATGGAGAACTGGAATTAAACTATTCAGCCATAGCAACAGATTGTGATGGTTTTCCTTTAATTCCGGATAATACGCCTTTTACTACGGCTTTAGTATCTTATATTAAGCTTCAAAGATTCGTTATATTATTTGAGCTAGGTAAACTACCCCTAAATGTATTACAACAAGCCCAGCAAGAGTATGCCTTCTGCGCTGGAGATTGTGAATCCGAGTTTAATAGAATGTCTCTGGATAAGGCCGAATCATTTTATAACTCTTTTAGAACCTTAATAGTTAGGGATACAGCTCACCGTAATGCTTTTAAAAACAATTCATCTAAAGAATATATTAAGTTACACAGATGATTAAGACACTACAATTTAAAATCCAAGGTATGCAGAAAGACCCTTCTCCTACTTTGGATAATGTATATAAGCAAAAGGCCTATGATTTAAAAAACATCAGGATACTTGCTACAGATTCTAGCACACAGCTTGATTTGGTAAATGAGCTTGGCAATACTAAACAGGATATTATAGGTATATCTAAAATAAGTGGTACTCCTATAGGACAGTCAGTTATATGTAATAACTATATTCTATTTACAGTAGGAGAATCTAGGGAGGTGGATGACTTTGACTTTACTGAAACATACATTGAAGATTTACCTAATTTAATGAATGACATTCAAGACTTTATAGTTGGTAATGATGACCATATATATAAAATGTGGTATGATAATAATTTATTATATGGGGAGGAGCTTTTTAAAGGGGAGTTAAACCTTAGTGTAAAACATCCGTTAGAAACAATACCTATATATGAAAATGAATCTATACAAAAGATATATTGGTTGGATGGTATAAACCAAACTAGAGTAATAAACATAGCATTACCATATTCCGAGAGAATTAGAAAATGGTCATCAGATTCATTTAATTTTGTGAGAAAATTAAATTTATTTGAAAAGTTTACTATTATAAAACAATTAAATTCTGGAGGTAGTTTCAATGCAGGAGTTATACAATATTGCTTTACATACTTTGATAAGTATATGCAGGAGTCCAATATAGTTATGGTATCTCCGTTATATTATATAGCCTTTAAAGATAGGGGAGCTTCTCCTGAAGAAACTGTTTCCAATAGTTTTAAAATAGTTATTAATAATTTAGACCATAACTATGATTATGTTAGGATATATTCAATTCATAGGACTACAATTAACGGTGAGCCAACCTGTAAAAAACTTATAGACCTATCCTTTAATTCTAGCGTTACAAAACTGTCGTTCATAGACAACGGTAGTACTGGAGAAACTATATTACCGACAGATTTGCTTACAGTTGGAGGTGAAGAGGCAGTATTAGGAACATTTCAACAAAAAGATAATACATTATTTTTAGGTAATCTGTTTTTAAATAGGAAGTCAGTACCAAAAGCAATAAAAGAACAGTTGGGTGGTAATGCTATAATTGAATGTATTTATTCAAGTGATTTAGTAAGAGCTAAATCTATAACTCTTGCAGACCCAACAAGCTTTTATAACTATAATATACAATTAAACAAATCTGCAAATGATTTAAAGATTTTCAAATACTTAGAAACATATAGATTAGGAATACAGTTCCAGCATTATACAGGTAAATGGTCAGAGCCTATATTTTTAAATGATGTAAAGAATACCCTAAAGCCAACTGGCTACTATCATAAAAAAACTACAGTGAGCTTTGGTCAGTTTGTATATGATGTACCTCCTAGTGTAATAGTTGAGATGGCTAGCTATGGGTATGTCAAAATAAGACCTGTAATAGTATATCCTGACAATAATAATAAATCCATACTATGTCAGGGTTTCGTTAACCCCACATTATTTAATGTTGGTAATAGAAATAACAATGCACCATTCGTACAATCTTCTTGGTTTGCAAGACCTGATTCCCCATATGACGATAAGTACTCCTGTGTGGAAAGTACTAGAGATTGGCAAGATAGGGATTTAGGAACTAGTAACAGCGTCAATTCTAGGTCAGGTATATTAAATTGGAATGGTTTTGGTACTTATGGTAAGGATATTTATGGTAGGGCGACTATCTCCCCTTGGCTGTCTTGGCTGGCTAGAAAAGATTGGGTTGAAAAGGGGGCTTGCATAACATCAAGGCATCTTAGACCTATTGGTGGGTTCTCTTCTAGGAATGGTGAAGTTAAAAATTTACAGTCTACCTATGGAAAATTACAGCATATTGTAAAATCTAATGTTGAGACATATAAAAAGGACTATTATGTAGATAAATCTATAGTTACATTCCATTCTCCGGAATTGGAGTTTGATGATATAACCAAATCTATGGATATGTCTAATACTAAATTTAGAATATTGGGTATTGTACCATTAACTTCATTTACTTCAGATATAAATATTATTACAAAGGATGCGCCATGTTTATATGTAGACAGGTCTTTTACAGCTCCGGGTTTTTATAAGAATAAAATTGAAGCTCTTGGTATTTCAAGGTTCGGATTTAGGGCAGCTGCTGCCGGTATATACTGGTATGATATGATTTCAGCAGAGAAAAATTGGCCTAAAAAAAGTAGGTTTATAAGAGATAACATATGGTCACCATTTAATAATGACTCTGATTTTATGGCTGCCTTTTTCGGATGGACTGTTTATCCTTGGAATACTACTGGAAGACTATCCAATACAGGAACGGAAGACCCTGCGTACGAGCATTCAAACCTTAAAAATAAAATGATGTCAAATCTAAGGTTCAGTTATAATAATTTTTATTTTAACGATAATGAAATCTTGGATATACCTAATTCAGGACCTGTCGTATATGATAGTACGGAGGCTACAGTAGTAAAAGTAAAATCCCCTAATAACTCTAATATGCCTGATATTATGTATCAAGGCAATATAGATACAATAACAACTACTAATCTTAGTAATGGTACATTCAGTTTATACACAGCCCAGACTAATGATACTGGAGGTTTTATGTTTCCTACCCCATTTCCTGTAAAAGCTGAATGGTATGATAGATGGTTCTATTATACTGCTTTAAACACAAATGAGGGTATAACATACCAGACTAAAAATGAAAACACTTTTACTAACCAAGTATGTCAGATACAATATAAGACATCCCCACACGCTGTAATAGCTTTTGACTACAATAATACTTATGGTATTAGGCAGACAGTGCTACCTACATTTAGATATAAAGATGTGAATAATTCCTATGTGGAGATAAATGATGAATCTTCTTCTGGAGGCTATTTCTACTATAACCCACAGTGTCAAGGGGTAGACCAGACAGCTATCACACATGATTTTACAAGAGCTGAAACTGGAGTAGCATCAAATGTATTACCTACAGGGCCTGAATTTGGTATTTTATGGCTTGGTGAGGTTTATAGGGATTTAGACCCAACAACATTGTATGGGGGTAAATCAGAGGAAGCAATAGAAAATAATTTATGGCAAGTTGGTGGTGCTTCTATAGATATACGTACTGCGGCTTTGAGCAGGCAATCAGTTAAAGTTGTATGGTCTTATGGTGATACGTTCTATCAAAGGTATGATAACCTAATGACTTACGCCAGAACTAATGAGGACATAAACCAGAATGTTGAAATAGTTTCATTTATGGTAGAAACAAAGATAAACCTAGATGGTAGATATGATTCTAATAGGGGGAAGAAAAGCAATTTAACGGCTTCTCCTAATAATTTCAATAAAATTAATATGGTATACAGCCAGTCAGATAATTTCTTTACATATAGGAGCATTAATCCAAATATGGTAAACATAGATAAATTTTCAAATGTGGTCACTTGGACTAAACCTAAAACTTATGGAGAATTAATAGACTCTTGGACAAATATAAATATAGGAAATACCCTAGATTTAGATGGGGATAAAGGTGAAGTGAGGGCTTTAAGAAGATGCAAGAACGAACTATATGCATTTCAAGATAAAGGTATATGCAGGATACTGTTCAATAATAGAACCCAGCTCTCAACAACAGAGGGTACTCCGATTGAATTAGCCACTTCAGGAACTGTGGATGGTAAAGTGTATGAAACAACATATGGCTGCATAAATAAATGGTCTATATCTCCAGAGACACCTATAGGATTATACTTTATAGATGATTCATTGAAGTCGATAGTTAGATTTGACGGCAAATGGACAAATTTATCTGACACTAGTGGATTTCATTCTTATATGAAGACACGTAGTAATACTCTTAATATATGGAATCCTTCAGACTTTAATACTTTTGTTACTTATTATGATTCTATAAATAAAGATGTATTCTTTATAAACAATATGGATTGTTTGGCATATTCTGAGACACTACAGGCATTCTCATCTTTCTATAGCTACAATCATGTGCCATATATGACAAATATAGACAACAAGTTTATATCCATAAATCCTTCCAGACAATTGAACAGTTCTACCGAGTATTTTATATGGAATCAGAATGAAGGAAATTATAATGTATTTTATAATAAATATGAGCCATACCATGTACAGTTGTTGGCAACAGATACTGTAGTTAAAGATAGGATTTTCAATACTGTGGAAATTATGGCGGATGGATTACAAACTTCAGGTGCTTATATTCCAGATTTAATGTTTGACTCTATTACGGTAAATAATGAATTTCAGAGTAATACTGAAACCTTACAGAGACTGGTAAGCAAGCCGTGTAATCTACAAAAGAAATTTAGGTTATGGAGAATTAATATTCCTAGAGATTTCAATTCTATGAATAGAATGAGAAATCCGTGGTTATATGTAAAACTTGAAAAAACTAGGGAATCATTTGATAAGCTAGTTATGCATGACTTTAAAATTTCATATTATGAATAATAGATTGGGCAGATAGAAATATCTGTCCTTTCTTTTTATGATATTTATTTGCCGTACGCTATATTAATAATTAATTTTGTATCAAAACGTAATACAATGAAACAACGTAAAATATATAAGAGACCCGCCCATTATAAAGAGGGTGGTGGACTAAACCTAAATACTACAGATTATGCAAAGCAGTTCAGCTTTAATGCAAATAATGCTGTTGATAGGGTGAATTTAACATCCTACTTAAATGGTGTTGGAAATAACTATGTAGCCCCTAACTATAGTTTACAAACCCCGAGGTTAAGTTATTACCCAGATAATGCTAACAGCCAAACCTCAGCTTCTCAGAATGCGAATGCTCAAGCACAAAGTACTCCAGATACTGATATAAAGTCCAACGGTAATACACTTACAAATGCTTTAGGTGTTATACCTATGGTTGGCACTATGGTAAATACTGGGATGAATTTAGCTAATATCACAGACTCTTCCGGACAAGAGGCATACTATAACGCCCTAGCTAATACCCAGTTCACTACTGGGAATACTAACCAGTTAGCATCTGAGTTATCAAATCCTATTATAGCGGATAGGAAGTCAATGCAGAATATAAGAGGGTATGACGAATGGGGAGAAGCAGGACAAATAATGCAGGAAACTGGTAGTGGAGCGTCTATCGGAGGATTGATAGGTTCTATAGGAGGACCTGTTGGTACTGGTATAGGCACTGGTATTGGTGCTGCTGTAGGTAATATAGTTGGTATAGGCTCTGCATTAATTGGAAGAAATAAAGCTAAAAAAGAAAAGGAAAGACTAGATAAACTAGCGTCAACGACAGAAGCTAGAATAAATGCTAATTCCCAAAATGCAGTCGATGCTACTAATGCAATGAGCTTCTTGAATGCTTCACGGGATGTTTATGCCGAAGGAGGACCTATACAGTATGGTAGTACTTTTAATAATGGTGTTAATATAATTAATACCGGAGGTAGGCATGAGGAAAATTCAAATGGTGGAGTACAGCAGGGTATAGCTCCAGACGGTTTACCTAATCTTGTAGAAGAGGGAGAAGTTATATATAAGGACTTTGTATTATCTAATAGATTAAAAATGCCTAAACAATTTAAGTCCAAATATAGATTCGGGGGTACAACTTATGCTGAAGCTGCAAAAAGAGTTCAGAAAGAATCTGAGAACAGGCCTAATGACATTATATCTAAAAGAGGGTTAGATAGAAACATGGAACTTTTGGCTCAAAAACAAGAAGAGGAAAAAATTAAAAATGAACCAATAAATGAACCAGTTGTGCAAATGCCA